AGTCCATAAATTGGATTTCCATCATATGCCCATCCTATAATTGGTGAGTGTTCAATACCATCATCACCAAAAGCATCAGCACCTATTTGAGTGGAATAACCAACAAGTGAATATTGCAATTTATCTTGAGATTCTATTAGAGCTTCGTTTCCATATCTACTAAAATTATTAACATGTAAACCTCTTATATTAGATTCTAATATTGCACCACTACCTGGAGGTGTTACTTTAATATTGACTTTATCTTGTTGATATTGTATTCCACCTTCAAGTATAATTACATTTTCAATTTTTCCATTCTCTACAACTGCTTTTAACTTAGCACCAATTCCAGTTCCTACTCCAACTACCTCTAAATCGGGTGCAGAGGAGTACTCTTGTCCTTTTGATTGTATTTCTACATAACTTATTTTTCCGTCTGATACAATCGGTTTTAACTCTGCATTTTTACCAGTTTTTATAGTAATTGTAGATGTTTTTTCAAGATTTAAAATGTCTGATCCATATCCCGATCCTTCTTCATAGAGATAAATCTGTTCAATAGAACCTCTTACTATAGGAGTTGCAGTTATTACTCCAACTTCTGTATTTTTTAGTTCATATTTTAAATTTAATTTAATGTCTGGATATTTAAATACTTGGAAACCAGTACCTTGATCAGAAAACTTAATATGATTTAATCTTTCATAATTATCAGTTGATGTTCCACCTAAACCAGCATTAGAAATTCTAAAAGAATCATTATCTATTTTTAAAATATCATAAAAGATAGAAGTAGTAGAAATACCAGTATAAGTTGTCAATCCAGTAATTGTTTGAGGTTGAGTAGATCCCAGTCCAACAGCAGTAGAATATACAACTTGATCACCATCATTAAATCCATGATTTTCAAAATTTATAGTATCATTAATAGTGTTAATTCCTATTGGTTTAACAAAAAGTTGTCTATTTTGATAATTATTTCCACCATCTAAAACTCTAAGACTTTTTAAAGTATTTTCTTCGTTTTTAAGTTGAAAAATGTGAACACCACCTGTTTGACCTAATGTTGTAAATCCAACAGTGTTTATTCCACTACTATAATCAGATAGTGTTTGGAATAATTTAATTGTTTTTGAGTTTATAACTTGAGGATAGTAAGTTGCTTTATCAACTAAAGATGTTGTACCTAATCCAACAATAGATACTGCATCATTACCAACAGTACCAACTCCTAAAGGATCATTTCCATTTTTATCATAAACTAAAGGTAAACCACTTGATATATTATGATTACTAAAAAATGTTATTGTTTCATTTACAGTATCTACCCCACCAGCATCAAACGTTGTTCTTCCATCAAAAGAAATTTGTCTTTTTCGTTTTGATAATACAGATTCTAAGATAACACCATTACCGTTACCACCTTCAATAGTTGCTGATAAAACTTTTTCTATATCAAAATCTTGAGGTTCAACTTGTATATTAGTTACCTCTCCATTAATTACTGGTTGCATTAAAGCTGTAGTATTACCAATTCCAGATGTTGTAATAGTTACTGGTGGAGGGGTTATAACATCATAATTTAAACCACCATTTAGTAAATTTATTTTATCTAAAGGTCCAAAAAATATTTTGTTATTTGATTTGTAATTTAATATTTCTACACCATTAATTAATAATCCAGTCGGTCCTGGAATTGTTTTTTCAATGGTAGAGTTAGTATTATTTGGTTCTAATGGAAATTTTCTGAATAATCTCTGAGCACCAATTTTTTGATTTAAAATACCAGTTAATGAGAATGTATGTGTTCCTGAACCAGATGGTAGAGGTTCAAATTCTTCATAATCTGATATTGGAATAAAAGATCTAGATTTATATAATCTTATTTGATTTGAGTTAGATAATACTTCTACAAAGTAAGATCCTTCTACTAATCCAGGTAAAATTGTTCCTTGTGCAGTATAAAATATTTCATCACCTGTTATAAATGGAACAGGACTAGAAAATGATAAAGTATTATATTTTAATGTATTACCGTCATATCCAGATTGTGGAAGTTGAACACCTGCAATTGCATTTGAAAGTGTAGATCTTGGGATATTTGCGGTAATTTGATATGATGGTAATGAGTTACTAGCAGCATAAAAATTTTCATCTGATTCATTATAAACATTAGTAATATCAGATGTTAATACATTATTTCCAAATTCTATATCTATTAAACTACTAGTTGCTTTTTTTATTTTTCTTCGTAAATCATACCTTCGATTAGAATCAGGTAAAACACTAATTCCTGTTTGTAAAATCAAATTATTTAAATTAATTGTTTGTGTTGATTGATTTACATTTGCAACTACACCAGTAGCTGCTTTATTTTCTTCATTTCTGAATAATATTTCAACTTCATCACCTACTTTGATACTAGATTTATTAATATCTCTTGTTGACAGGACTATATTTGATCCAGATATTAATTTTATTTGAAATCTTGATGAAGTATTATAAATCCATGAGTTAGCAAATATTTCTTTTCTAGTTTTATTAGTTAATGGTTCTACTATCTTTTCACCAACATTTTTGACTGATATTTTTTCTCCTTCTGATAACAATCTTATATCAGATGTTGGAATAAATTCAGACAATACACCAGTTAATCTAAGTTCTACTTTTTTAGTTAAATCACCATTTTCATAACCATAATAAAATTCATCAGATCTAATATCATCTGTAGTAGAAATTGTATCTACTATATTTTCACAACCAAAAAATTGATTTAAAGATTTACTACTATAGTAAATATTTGTATTAATTCCAGATATTACAATTCCTGTAGATCCAAATCCGACAGTAGAATCCACGGTAATTACAGAAGAACCAGTTGAAACGTTTTCTATTGATTTAGTTTTAGGTGAAACATTGAATGTTCCTTCTATTAAATCGACATCGTTAAAACCAACAAATAATCCAATCTTATAATAAACTTTACCTTGTCTTGTTATAGGTTCTATCTCAGATATAGAAGCTCTTGTTTCACTATCTGATGATTTTACTATTGTTTGTCCTACTAAATTAGTAGGATTTCCAGAAAGTGATTCTGCAAGAACTATTTCTCTTCTTATAAACTCTGCAGTTGATGGTTTAATTAAATATTGTTCAAGATCTACAATTTTTGGAGTTTCATTATATAAAACGTTGAATAATATTCTAAACGATTCATCAGTTCCTTTTGATTGGTATAGTGATTTTGAATTTTTTATAAAATTACTTACATCTAAATTATTAACAAAATCAACATTTTCTAATCCTGGTGTTAATGTTGTTTTTGTTTTTTTATAAAATTCTTTTAAAAATAATGCACTAAGATTTATAACTGTTGCATCTGTTTCATGATTTGTAGCAGTAGAATCGGTGAATACAAGTTCATTAGGTTGATTTTCTGCATGATAGGTTGTAATACCACTAAATCCTCTAATACAACCAGTAAATGTATTAGTGGTTAATCCAGTATATGTAATTACTTCTTCATTAATTTTAAATAGACCATATTCTTTAGGAAAACCCTTGGTACTACTTACATTTACTGTGGTTGCAACTGTTGCAATACCACTTGTTAGTGTCGTTTCACCTACTACAACTTCTGGTGTTAAATTATCTAATTTTATATACTGATCTAAATTATCGGTCAGGTCAATAGGACCTCCCTGATATTCTTGGGAGATATAATACTGTTTTAAAAAATCTACTGCTTTTGGACTTTCAGATAGTAGAAATTCAGGAATTTGATTTTCAATTATCTGTTGGACTTTGACTCTCTTATCAATTCCAGTTGTTATCATATTATCCTCTTGTCAATGCTCCGTTTGAATAACTTGAAGTGACTTTATAACCAACACCAGATATCTGCTCACCAGATGTAATAGTGTCTTTAACCATATTTATGGCACTATCACCAACCGCAAATGTGAGGTACAAATCTTTTAATCCAATTACATCGTTTGATTGTGGGAAAGTTTGAATTTCAATAATATTATTTGCTTTTTCAGTTGAGGTTATATTAATTGTATTTAATATAATTTCACCATGAACATAATCAACAGTTCCAGCTGATGCAACTATCAATCTATTTTCAGATAACTCAATATCACCTTTAACTATAGTCAATGTTCCTTTACCACTACCATCTAAAGTACCATCACCATTTTTATTTGGAATGTCTGTTATGTACAACATGTCTGACTGACCCTGTATTGTAAATCCAGTAGTTTTAACATTTTTTCCTTCTGGGTTTATATAAAAAGAATTACCAAAACATAATTCATACTGTGCAAACTGATTTATCAGTGCTTTTAAATTTCTTCGGATTCTAACTCTTGTTATATTAGATGTAATTGCATCATTAATATTGTCAATAACATTCAAAACTTTACTATATTTGAATCTGCCACCGAATTTGTTAATATCAGTCGAAGATCCATAAGTGGTAAGACCATTAATAACCTTTGTCTTTAATTCAGATACAGTCGATACCTTTGATGGGTTGTAATAAACAAAAGACTCTAGTTCAACATATAATAATTTTAAATCTAGAATTTTTTGGTTGATACCTGCTAATGAGTAACTTTTTAAATTAGAAAGAATTGAACTTTTATCAAAATCTGATACAAATTCACCATTTTTAGGTTTAATTGTGATTAAGACTGTTCCAAATTCTGGTGGATCTAACTCTTCACCACCAACAACTGATACGGATTCGGTATTTGGGTATATTTGTTGTACTATAGACTCATAATCCCTTGCTGTAACTGCTCTATACTGCGATGAATACAGTCTAGGTGCAAAATACTTGATTGAGTCAATTGATTCAATATTACCCCCATTAGCTGCCGATAAGACTGTTGTAATTGTTGGTGTGGTTGATGGTAACTGAATTTGATTTGAAGATGATGCAACACTACCTGCATAGGTAAATGAGGCAGGACCATTACCTTCTACACCATCTGTGACAATATAAGCAACTGTGATCAAAGAGTCATTATCTAACTTTTTACCAAAAACTCCATCACCAAATAATAGTTCATATTTCTCATCTGCAATCTCTTGAATTAAAAATACTTCTGATGTATTAGTAATGTTTAAAATATTATCAACTTTACGATATTCTCTTCCCAATCCACTTTCTGACGTACCTCTTACATAAACTCTAATAGTTGATGCATCTATGAATGAATTTTCTAAAGTAAATCTTTGATCTAATGAACCATCAACAGTAAATGTCTTTGATAAGTAAGTTCCTTGATATACTATTACATCACTGAACGATCCTGTACTTGAAATTATGTTTCCTGACCCATCTACTGCTTGAGTTGTAGTGGTTGTTATTGTTTCTGGTATTGAAAATACGTAAGAAGTGTCATTTGATGTACCTACACACACTAAACCTGCTTGGAGTGTATGTGTTGGTGTGTTTCCACTTGTAGTAACATCGAAAGATACGGTTGCTTGAGCAGCAGTTCTTGATCTTGGTACATATCCAACGTTTCTAGCAAGTGAAACAACGTTTTCTCTGACTGTTGCAGAGTCTAAGAAAGACTCATTCACTATCATATT